CCTCAATTCCTTAGAATGAAAGACTTAATGTCTAAAATGAAATAAAAAATAAAAATAAACTAAAACAAAACAAAAAAAAATACTAAAATGGGAGCATTATTAGAATCAGGTCTTGTTGGTAATATCGGGTTAAAACACCTTAAAGTTATCAAAGAAGATACAATTAACAAATGGGATAAATTAGGATTCCTTGAAGGCCTTAAAGGCCACCTAAAAGAAAACGTAGCACAGTTATATGAAAACCAAGCTTCTTTCTTGATTAACGAAGCAACTTCTGAAGGTTCCAATGGAGCATTTGAAACAGTTGTTTTCCCTATCGTAAGAAGAGTTTTCTCTAAATTGTTGGCTAACGATATTGTTTCTGTACAAGCAATGAACTTACCAATCGGTAAATTGTTCTTCTTTGTACCTCGTATCCAAGGATACATAGATGGTTCTGGAGCAAATGGTGGAACACACTTCGGACCAATTGGATCACCAGATGGACCAACTGCAGATCAAAACGCAGGATATCCAGGTGGATCAACAGGTGTACCATACGCTAAAAACCTTTACGATTTATTCTACGAAGGTGGTGAAGCAGGTTTAGATCCTCCAGGATTGTTTGATTACTCTAAAGGTCAATGGACTGCAGTTACTGCAGAGACAAACGTACAAATTTGGAGCCCAACAACTGGTCAATTAGAGGACGCAGGTAATAATAATCCATTGTATACTGCAATTACAGGTACAAGAAAAGTTATTATCAGTCTATGTGACTTTAACAGAGCTGGTGAAGGTAAATTAATCGGACCTGATGGTAACGAGATAGATACTGAAACTTTCTTATCTGACCTTAAAATCATTGCTGATTCAGGTTTAACAGTTGCTGAAGGTTCACCATGTGAAGTAGGTACTGGTCCATTATTGTTTAGAGTTGTTACTCAAATCTACGGTAAAGGAATTGTTAAATATGGTCAACAAACACAAACTACATTCCCAAGTTCTTCAAATAGTACAGGTGGAAACGGTGGTTCTTTCTATGACATATGTGACTCAGAAGGTTGTATATATTTAGAAGTTGACTTATCTTGTCCTGTATGTGCTACTTGTGGTACTACATTAGACGGATACACAGGAACAACTTTAAGTGCTATTGATCAAGACACTGCATTTACTGCGGTTTACAGAAGATACAAAAACTTAGAGTTTGAAGATAAAATCGGTGAGGTTTCTTTCGATTTAGAATCAGTAACTGTTTCTGTAACTGAAAGAAAACTAAGAGCACAATGGTCTCCTGAGTTAGCTCAAGACGTTGCTGCATTCCATAACATCGACGCTGAAGCTGAGTTAACTGCATTGTTATCTGAGCAAGTTGCAGCTGAGATTGACCGTGAGATCTTACGTGACTTGAGAAAAGGAGCGGCTTGGAACTTACGTTGGGATTACAACGGATGGAGAAGATTGTCTTTAACTACATCTTACACTCAAAAAGATTGGAATCAAACTTTGATTACTGCGATTAACCAATTGTCAGCACAAATCCACAAATCTACATTAAGAGGTGGAGCTAACTGGATCGTAGTTTCTTCTGAGATTTCAGCTATCTTTGATGACTTAGAATACTTCCACGTATCTAACGCATCTCCTGAACAAGATCAGTATAACATGGGTATTGAAAGAGTAGGTACTCTTGCAGGACGTTACCAAGTTTACCGTGACCCTTACTTCCCAGCTAACACAGTGTTAGTAGGACACAAAGGAACATCATTGTTAGACACAGGTTACATCTACGCACCGTATGTACCATTACAATTAACACCTACAATGTACAATCCGTTCAACTTTACTCCGATCAAAGGAATAATGACGAGATACGCAAAAAAGATGGTCAACAACAGATTTTACGGAAGAATTACCGTAGATGGCGTTAGAACATTCGATTTAAGAGAATTGAGATAATCAATTAAATACCGAATAAGAGAAAGGAGACAAGTAATTGTCTCCTTTTTTTATATCTTAATTTTAATAGTTGATTTTTTGGTCAAATAACTTATATTTATGTATATGAGAAAAATAAAATTGACAGAATTTCAAGTTAAAGAAATAATAAAGTTATACACTGAAGATTTACTAGGTTCCCCCACTATTAGTGAAAAATTAAAAATACATAAAACAGTTGTCTTAAATACTCTTAGGGATAATGGTATTGTCCTTGGACCATCAGGTAGAAGAAATATTGGTGGTAGAGAAGTTTCTATGAAAAAATATGAATCAAAACCTGAAACAAAAAAAAGAAAAAGTGAAAATCACAAAAAATGGGCAGAACAAAATAAAGAACATTTAAGTAAATACATTAAAGAATACCGAGAAAATAATGTTGATAAAATTCGTCAAATAAAACGAGATTACGAAAGAAATCGTAAAGCGAGAGACCCCCTCTATAAACTAATCAGTAATTTCAGAACCGCAATATACACCGTATTAAAAGAAAGTAATGTGGATAAATACGGACATTACTTTGACATACTACAATACACACCTGAACAATTAATTAATCATTTAGAATTACAATTCAAGGACACAATGTGTTGGGATAATTATGGTGAGTGGCATGTAGATCATAAATTACCTATAACTCATTTTAATATCTCTGAAATGGGGGATGAAGAGTTTATGAGATGTTGGTCATTAGATAATCTTCAACCAATGTGGGGTATTGAGAATATTCATAAATCAAATAAAACATTTTAAATTAAATAGAAATTATTTTGTTGTATCTTCTAATTTTGACAACACTCTAATGGCCTTTGATATAACTTCAGATTCACCAATTGTAAATGCCCCACGTTTATGCGATGCTTTAACTGACTCAATTAAATAATATAAGGCATGATCTTTATTCATAGATATAAGAATTGCATCTAAATGTTCCTCACTTAGTAAATTGATGGTTCCAAACAGGTTACCAAATAATTCATTTTCTTGTTCTTCCATTTTGTATTGTGTTGATATTTATAATAGTAGACAAATTATGGATTTAAATCAAATAATAAAAAAAGTTTTATCTGAAGCAACTTCAGATAGTGGTGGGAGTAGAGGTTCATATATTGCACCACTACAATTAGGTATAAGAAAATTTAAAAATTCTCAAAACGAACCATTTACAATGCCCGTTTCTAAATACGATAGTCCAATGTTAGAATTTGATAGTTATGATGGGTCAATGGATGAAACAAAAAAACAAATCAAAAAAATAGATTCTAAAGCAAAAAAAGTTACCAATTATATTAAGAAACACCCAAATTCAACATTTAGTGATGATGATGGTAATAGTATTAATCCTACACCAGGAAAAAAATTAAAAATAGTTCCCATAAATGAATGGGTTGAAATAACTGAAGCAAGTACAAGTGTTACCGCTGGTGAATATAGTGGACCAATTGAAATTGGTTTAAAAAAATGGAGTAAAAGTGAGTTAGGTCCTTTTTATGAATTTATAGACAATAAATTAAATGATATTGCAATTAAAAAAAGTTTAAAAAATAATTTAAAAAGAATTGTTGGTGTTTGGGAAAAAGGTAAAAATAATAATTATGATATTAATACATATGATGTTCATACAATAAATGAAGATTTAGGAGTTTGGTTTGGTAAAAAGAAGAAACCTAAAGGGTCTTCTCAACCAAAAGGACCTTGGGTTAACATTTGTAGTAAAGTTGACGGCAAACATCCTCCCTGTGGACGACAAGATACTTCTAAAGGATCTTACCCTAAATGTAGAGCCGCTGGAGTTGCAGGTAAAATGAGTGATTCACAAAAAAGATCTGCATGCCAACAAAAAAGAACCGCAGAAAAAAAAGACACACAAACAGGAAAAGGACAAAAACCAATAATGACATCATATAAAACAAAAAAGGAATCCGTAGATTCCTTAGTTAATAATATTTTAATCGAAATTAGAAACTCGGTCTAAGATATTGTGTAGAGAGTTAGTGATTTGTGAATTAACCTCACCCTCATAATTAAGTCTTCTCTTATCTGCCTCAAGATCAA